CCCCGACGAGCGCTGACGGATCCGAGTGGAACAACAATGGCCAGGTGAAGCCCGGTTCGAATATGACAGAGGGTGACGTTCCGACGTACGACCCGACGCAGCCGTATGCCGGCAAGTCCGCCATGGGTCTCCTTCTCTGGAAGACCCAGGAGGCCGCCTACCTGAAGGGCAAGGTCGAGGCGCTGGAGCGGATGCCCGCAGCGCCCGCCGGGCAGCGTCCGGCGGCGTTCGATCTCACGAAGCTCGGCACTGGGAAGGACAGCTCTGCTCAGGCGCAGATCATGGAGGGCGTGGTGCTGAGCGACGATCCCGACGTTCGCCAGAAGTCCGCCGCTCGCATGATCGGCAACATCATCACTGGGGGACACGGGAAGAACCCAATGTTTGATCCCAACTTTCGCGGCGCGGCAGGCGCGTAACACAGCAGACAAGGAGTAGCGACAGATGTCAGGTTCCAACGAGTTCATCGCCGCCAGTCTGCTCAAGGACGACGGCTTCCTCAAGGCAATGCAGGCGCGTTTGCAGAAGGCCGACACCATCAGTCAGTCCACCGGACTACTGTGGTACGACCTTCGGCCGGTCGTGCAGCTGCTCTACCCGTTCAAGGAGCTAATCCCGCTCATCAGCAAGCTGCCGCGCGTGCCCGCCGATGGTGGTAATGCCTACCACTGGCTGCGCATCACCGCGATCAACACGTCTAATGTCTCTCCCGGCGTGTCCGAAGGCAACCGTGGCGCCCGCATCGCCCTGGCCGTCCAGGGCCAGCAGGCCACCTACAAGACCCTGGGCCTCGAGTCCAGCGTCACGTTCGATGCGCGACTGGGCTCCCAGAACCTGACCCCCGACGCTCTCGGCAACGCGGTGCAGTCCACCCTGCGCGCCACGATGATCGCCGAGGAGCAGACTCTGATCCTGGGCAACGCGAGCACTCCGCTCGGCACGACCCCGACCCCGACCCTCACGGCGGCAGGCTCCGGCTCCTCGCTGGCAGCGGTCGAGTACTACGTCACTGCCGTGGCGCTGGCGGGTCTGGGCTGGCTCAACTACACTCCCTGGAACAACACCACATCGACCGGGGGTGTACCCGGCCAGGTCACGAAGACTAATGCGGACGGCTCGACTGATACCTTCGGTGGCGGCTCGGCCCAGCCCTCCACTGCCGCGACGATCACCCCGACTGCCGGGCAGAACATTACCGCGTCACTCGGGGCGAACGTCTCGAATGCCGTGGCCTACGCCTGGTTCATCGGGACGTCCGTGGCCAACGGTCGACTGGTCGGTGTCACGCAGGGTCCGGAGGTGATCATCAACGCCCCGGCCTCCGGGACGGCGCAGCCGCTCACGAGCCTGCAGACCGGTGGTACATACCAGGACAACTCGACCAACGCCCTGCTGCCCGACGGCATTCTCTCGCAGATCTACGGGTCCGTGTTCGGGAGCGCCCCGGCCAACATGCGCACCGACGGCGGCGTGCTGCCGTCGGCCAACATCAGCATGACATCTGGTGGTGCGCTGGTGTACAACGCGTCCATTGGCAACACCGGCCTGACCATCGACGGCACCAACGTCGTGGAGTTCGACCTGCTGCTCGAGGCCGCGTACAATGTGTACAAGGTCGGGTTCGACCGGATCCTCATGTCCGCGTCCGACCTGGCCGCGTTCTCAGGCACGATGTTCGCTGGCAGCGCCAGCAATACCTTCCGCATCCTGTTCGACGCGGACCAGACCACCGGCCGCATCGTGGCCGGCAGGCGCGTGACCTCGTACCTGAACAAGTTCTACGGGAATACACTGGACATCGAGGTTCACCCGTACCTGCCGCCAGGCACGGTGCTGTTCTGGTCCGATCGCCAGCCGTACGAGCTCTCCGGGGTGACGAACATCCTCGAGGCCCACGTTCGGCAGGACTACTACCAGATCCAGTGGCCGCTCAACACCCGTCGATACGAGTACGGCGTGTACGTGGACGAGGTGTTCTCCTGCTACTTCACCCCAGCCTTCGCTGCCATCGCCGGTCTCAACCCGGCGGCGGGTGTCACGACCATCTGACTTTGGTAGACCTCGGATGCGTCTGTGGATGACACAGACACACCCAAGTTGTAGAAGAGGAGAATCACAGTGGCCGACAAGTTTCTCTACCAGTCGCGCGATCGCACGGTGACCAAGATCTCGATCGACGGTGTCGAGCACCGAATTGTCGATGGTGTTGTCGCTGTCGAGGCTCGCTACCGCGATGCGCTGAACCAGCTGCGACACCGCTTCCTTCCGATCGGCGTCGCCGAGAGGGTGGAGCTCGAGCCGACCAAGACGGAGGTTGACCCCAAGAAGCCCGCAGGCGACGGTCTCGACGACCCGCTGCCCCCGCACATCGAGGAGCTCGCGAAGTAGGCGATGGCACGTGGTGATCTCACGACACTGGCGAACGTCAAGGCGTGGCTGAGTATTCCTGACACGAATACTGCCAGCGACGTCGTGCTGTCGCGCCTGATCACCGCCGCCTCGGCCCAGATCCGCACCTATACTAGCAGATACAACTTTCTTCCGGCGACGACCACCGAGGTGCGGGACGGTACTGACACGAACACGTTCGTGTGCAAGAACTGGCCCGTGCTCTCGGTCTCGGTCGTCCAGGTGGACAAGATCCTCGTCCCGCAGGCCCCGCTCTCGTTGTCGGTGACCTCCGAGAACTTCGGCGGCATGTCCTCGGGCTGGTATCTCAAGCCCTATGACGGCAATCCTCCAGGTGAGCCCCAGTCGGTCGAGCTCTACGGCTTCCGGTTCTACGCGGGTACTCAGAACTGCCGTGTGACATACGAGTATGGCTACCAGGAGGTGGAGGCCGCCGTCGCCGCGCTGACGTACACTGTGGAGGCCCCGCAGGGTTCCTGGGCCTCTGACAGTGGGGTGACCTACGCCACTACCGGCGCGCCGCTGTCCCCTGTCAGCGGCTCTCCAGCGGCTGGGCAGTACTCTGTCGCCGCCGGGGTGTACACGTTCGCCGAGGCTGACATGGGGACGCTCGTCGTGATCACCTACGGCTTCGTTCCGGCAGACCTGGAGCAGGCCTGCATTGACCTCACCGTCTACAGGCAGCAGATGGCCAGCCGCATCGGTATCAAGTCCAAGTCCCTCGGCGGCCAGGAGACGGTGGCGTTCGACATCTCTGGCATTCCCGACATCGTGGCAGCGGCGCTTGCGCCGTATGTCTCGGTACTGCAGGTGCCATGACAGTAACCTTCCAAGTACATGGTGACCAGGCAGTGGTCGAGTATCTGGCCTCTCTCCCTGTGGAGTTGGCCGCGATGATTCTGCGCAAGTTCCAGTCCAGAGCGACTGAGATCAGCCAGTACATCAAGAATACTCTGCTGAACGGCGTGCTGCTGAACAGAAAGACTGGTCGTCTGGCCAACAGCATAGTCGGCCGCGTCTACTCGTCAAAGAGCAAGGTCACTCTCAGTGTTGCCTCGAGAGGTGACGTTCCGTACGCTGGCATCTACGAGCACGGCGGGAAGATACCTCCGCACATTATACGAGCCAAGAACGCCAGTCTCCTGTACTTCCAGGGTGGCAGAGACGGAAAGATGCTGGCGCTGCGGCAGGTCGACCATCCTGGCACAGTGGTGCGCGCGAGACACTATCTGGAGCAGGGCGTGCAGGACAAGGGACAGGACTTCCTGTCTGATATTGCCTCTGCCATATACGACGCCTCGAGGTCAGTATGATAGACCGTGAGCTCATAAGCAGCAGACTCTTCGCTCTTCTGCAGAAGGCGACGTTCTCACGACCTCTGGGCGTGAGCGGAGTCAGTACTTGGCTGGACACTGGCAGACGTCTCAAGTTGTTCAGCGACGTCTCGCCCAGCCAGCAGCCAGCCATGTACCTGGTGGCCCACGACGAGGAGGACGTGCAGCAGGGTCGGGGTATCCCCGACCGGCGCGCGATCCCGTACTCCGTGGTCTGCTACTGCAGAGCCGAGACCGGCGACGTGGGCGACACGTTCCTGAACACAATGCTCGCCGCCGTCGAGGCCGCGATCGCGCCCGGCCCCGGCCCAGACATGGCGACGAATGTGCAGACCCTCGGCCAGCT